GTATATTAGGAACTAATTTAACAAGTTTTGAAGCAACATCTTCTATTGGGGAGGTAACCATAGTAATATCATGAGTATAACCCACGCAAATTTTTTAACACAAATTAGAGCTTACACAGAAGTAGATTCTAATGTTTTAACAGATACCTTATTAGATCAGTTTATAAGAAACACTGAATTAGATATAGCAGGTAAAGTTGATTATGATGATATAAGAAAATATGTCCAAGAGGACATGCAAATTGATGACACGCAACTAGACTTAGAGTCTCTTCGCATTCCACAACTACACAATAAGTATTTGAATCTCTTTCACGACGAACGATTGAAGTTGAAGAGAATGAAGTATGACTATGCCTCATCATACAAGGCAAAGTGGGAATACTACTCAGGTAAAATGAGTGAGGAAGAACTGGAGTCTAAAGGTTGGGAACCATTCAACCTAAAAATTCTGAAACAAGATTTAGACAAGTATCTCGATGGAGATTCTGATCTGATTCTAGTAAAACAAAAGATAACATACCAAGAAGAGAAGGTAAGTTATCTTGAATCTGTTCTGAAATCTATTAATAATAGGAACTGGGAAATCAAAAACGCCATTGAGTGGAGAAAATTCCTCAACGGTACATGATCCTAAATATGTTATATGCCTGATTTGTCTGTTGAATATATTGATGAAGTGAATATCAGAGTTCGTTGTGAAAGAAGTACCGCGAAAGAGCTATCTGACTTTTTCACTTTCAAAGTTCCCGGACATAAGTATATGCCTGCTTACCGAAGTAAGGTATGGGACGGTACAATAAAACTATACAATATGTTCTCTCAGGAGATTTATAAAGGTCTCGGAGATTACATTAGATCGTTTGCTGATCAAAGATCATATACCATAGAATTCCCAGAGAAGAAAGATAATTTCTTCACCGAATCTATGGTAGAAAAATACATGATGGAAGATCTCAATATCTCTGTTGGTGGTAAAAGAATCAAACCACACAAACATCAAATAGAAGCAATAACACATACTCTGAAAAAAGAAAGATGTCTTCTTCTATCCCCAACTGGTTCTGGTAAAAGTTTGATCATATATGGACTCTTGAGACATTACCAAAGAGGCCTCAAACCAGGCGAAAAAATTCTTATCATAGTTCCAACCACATCACTCGTTGCACAGATGTATTCTGACTTCAAGGATTATAGTCAACTCAACGACTGGGATGCGGATGAGAACGTTCATCAAATTTTCTCTGGTCAAGATAAAAACACAGACAAACAGATAGTAGTGTCAACGTGGCAATCTCTTTTTCGTATGAGACGAGATTACTTCAAACAATTTAAAGTCGTTGTTGGTGATGAGTGTCATCTGTTTAAGGCTAAATCACTGACTACTATAATGACTAAGCTAGTGAACGCACGTTACCGTGTGGGGACCACAGGCACCCTTGACGACGCTCAAACCCATAAACTTGTAATCGAAGGTCTCTTCGGTCCAGTGAATGACGTTACGACCACAAAAGAACTTATGGAGAAGGATATCCTCTCTAAATTGGTTATCGATTGTCTTCTTTTAGATTATGAAACTGAAGACAGACAATTCGTGAAGAACCTAAAGTATCATGATGAATTGAAATGGATAGTCTCAAACGAAAGACGAAACAAATTTATATCTAAACTCAGTGGATCTACTAAAAATAACACGTTAGTTCTCTTTCAGTTTGTAGAACAACACGGTAAACCCCTATACGAATTGATAAAAAGTATGCACCCCAATAAGAAAGTTTTCTTAGTTCATGGTGGTGTAGATATGGATGACCGAGAGAGAATACGTCACATCTGCGAGAAAGAAAAACAAGCAATCATTGTGGCTTCATATGGTACATTCTCTACAGGTATCAATATAAAGAATCTACATAACATTATTTTTGCTTCCCCGTCTAAGTCTAAGATTAGAATTCTTCAGTCTATTGGTCGTCAGTTAAGAAAACATCAAGACAAGGAAGTCGCCAAACTCTATGATATTGGGGATGATCTTCAATGGAAATCAAGAAAGAACCATACCCTTAAACATTTCGTAGAAAGACTGAAGATATATAAAGTAGAACAATTCGAGTTTAAGACGATTAAAATACAAACACAGGGACTATAATATGACCTACAGAATAGTCAAACTTCGGAGTGGTGAAGAGTTAATTGCTGTGGTTAAAAATGTAACTGAGAAAACGCTCACAGTAGAAAGACCAATGCAGATGAGAATTGCAACTTCACATCATCCAGCTACGGGTGAAGTATTAAGAGAAACTACAATTCTAAAGAGCTGGTTAAGTGGAACAGATCAAATCGACTGTGATGTTCCGAGAGATTTTATCGTAACTACTCTTATACCCAATGAAAGAATCATTGAAAAATATAAAGAAGAAAAAGAAAAAGAAGATCAGTATAAAGATCTAGGTTTAGATATAAGTGAAATAAATGATCTGGTTGATAAACTTGCAAAACAAATAGGACTGCCTTCGCCGGAAAATCCAGAGGGTAATAAAAATCCTCCACTCGCTGGACCTACGGGAGAGGAAATTATTGTTATGAGTTTCGCAATACCAAAGAATATTTTTGAAAATCTTGTTCAGAGTGGTATTCTATCAGATGATCTGGAAGATATTCCTCTGGACGATTTTGGTTTTGAAGAGATGGAAGATGATGAAAGAGATGAAGGGGATGAGGATTGGGGAAACAACTTCTCAGACTGGCCCGATGATCTTGAAGATTACTTAGAAGGCGGCTAAGCTAGCTTAAAGTTATCCTTCTGAACCTTAGCAAGGAAATTGTAACATGGTTTCGGATACTTGTCAAGTAAAAAATTTATATTTTATTGGGTTGATTTTTATAAGAATGTGTGGTATACTTTACAGTATGAAAAGGACTTCAATATGGCTAAAAGATTAAAAACCAAAGCAGACCACTATGTAGATAACGAAAAGTTTTTCAAAGAGATATCGATTTGGAAAGAAGAGGTTATTGAAGCAGATGAGGTTGACGATACTCGCCCTCCTATTACGGAATATATTGGTGAGTGTTTCATGAAAATTGCTGAACATCTATCTTACAAACCAAACTTCATGAACTATCCGTTCAGAGAAGAGATGATCGGTGATGCAATCGAAAACTGTTTGATGTACGCACACAACTTTAATCCTGAGAAGTCCAAGAATCCCTTTTCATATTTTACCCAAATCATATATTACGCCTTTCTTCGTAGAATTGAGAAGGAAAAGAAACAAGTATATGTTAAGTACATGTTAATGGAGAAGATGGATAAAGAAGGTAAGTTTACTAAGTGGGCTCATGATAATGAATTAGTAGACCCAAACAAGAAAAATGCTTATGCTTCTTACTTTAAACTTAGTGATACTGATATAGAGAAGTTCACACCAAAGAAAAAAGGTAGAAAGAAAAAGGAACCAAGTGGTGGAACTCTTGATATTCTTTTCGATACCGAGGAATGATAATTGAAACTTGCGATAATTAACGACACCCATTTCGGTGCAAGGAATGACTCTCAACTATTTCTAGATTACTTTTTGGATTTTTTTGAAACTCAGTTCTTTCCTTACTGCAAAGAAAATAAAATAACAGATGTAATTCATCTTGGTGATTTCTTCGATAGAAGAAAATTTATTAATTTCCATACTCTTTCTGAAACCAAGAAGAGATTCTTAGATGGTTTGGCTGAGTATGATATTACATTACATTGTGTCTTGGGTAATCATGACACATACTACAGGAACACAAATAGACTGAACTCTGTTCAGGAATTGTTGTCGGATAACGACAAGATAAAGATATACAACGAACCATCCAATGTTAAGTTTGGTTCACTTGATATTGGTTTGGTCGGTTGGATTAATAGTGAAAATCACGATGAGTATTGCCAATTCATAAAAGACTGCAAGTCTCCTATTCTAATGGGACACTTTGAAATTAATGGTTTTGAAGTGATGCGTGGTGTGAAGTTTAATGGTGGTTTGGAAAAGAACATATTCGATAAGTTCGAAATGGTTCTATCTGGACACTTTCATAGTAAACATAGTAAAAACAATGTATTTTATCTGGGTACTCAGTACCAAATTACTTTCAATGATCTGAAAGATAAGAAGGGTTTTCATGTTCTAGACACAGAAACCCGAGACTTAGACTTCGTTGAAAACGAAAGTAAGATGTTTCATGCAATCACATATGATGACAGTCTGGACATGACTGGTCTACTTGAGTCTGATTTCTCCAAGTACGAAGGAACATATGTGAAAATATATGCTATTAATAAAGAAAAAATCTTTACATTTGATAAGTTACTTGATAAACTATACGAGAATAAAGTTTTAAACATCACGGTGATTGAAGACGTATCTTCCGCCGATGATGAAGATGTTTCTGTTGACATGTCGAAGGATACCATGACAATTATTAATGATGAGATTGATTCTCTTGAATTAGAATCTGATACTAGAGAAGGTGTTAAAACTATCGTAAGAGAACTTTACATGGAAAGTCTTTCACTATGAATATCTTTGTACTTCACGATTCGCCACTAACATCCGCACACCACATGTGCGACAAGCACATTGTAAAGATGCCTGTCGAAACCGCACAGATGCTTTCGACCATTCATCGAATGCTTGATGGAACAGAGTATGTCGATTATTCTAAAACTGGTCGTCGGATCAAGCGGTGGACGCATCCATATGATGAAGACATGCCAGATGGTAAGTTTCTGTATCATGCTACGATGATGAATCACCCATGTACAATCTGGGCCCGTGAAACATTGGGTAACTACATGTGGTTGGTTTCCCACGGACTTGAACTCTGTAGAGAATATACAAGACGATATGATCGTCGTCATGCGTCACAATCTATTATTGAATTCTGTAAGGCCTCTTGGCCCAAGAACATTGATCGAGACACTTACCACAAAGAAACTCCCTTTGCTCAGGCGATGCCTGATGAGTACAAGGTGGAGGGGGATGCCGTTAGTGCATACAGAAATTATTACATGGGGGAAAAGGCTAGATTCGCAAGGTGGAAAAAAGGTATCGGTCGTTGTGATTACCGAAAACCTCACGATTATCTACCCGAATGGTGGCAAATTCCACAGAAAGTTGCAGTATGATAACATTCAAGAAAGTAAGATTTAAAAACTTTGGGTCGTTTGGTAATGCGTTTACTGAAATCGATCTGGACAATAACAACATGACTCTCGTATCCGGCAACAACGGACACGGGAAGTCATTTGCTTTGTTGGATTCTATTACGTTCGGTTTGTTCGGTAAACCATTCCGTAAGATAAACATTCCTCAACTACCTAACAGTATCAATGAAAAAGACTGTGTGGTTGAGGTTGAATTTTATATTTCAGATGATCATTATCTAATCAGACGAGGCCTCAAACCTAAGTTGTTTGAGATTTATAAGAACAAAATTCTTATCGATCAGTCAGCCAAAGCTAAAGACTACCAGAAAATGTTAGAAGAACAAGTTCTCAGAATGAACTATAAGTCTTTTACTCAAGTAGTTATTTTGGGTAGTTCTTCGTTTGTACCTTTTATGCAATTGCCTGCGGCAGACAGAAGAGAGGTTATTGAAGACCTATTGGACATCAATGTTTTTTCTTTGATGAATGTATTGCTTAAGTCTAAGGTCTCACAACTCAAAGAAGAAGAGAAGGAGTTAGAGTATGAAATTAGTATTACGAAGGAAAAGATCAAGGTTCATGAAAACCATATCAACAAAGTCAAAAAGAAAAGTGAAGAGTCCATCGAAGAAATTGAAAAAGATCTAGACACAATTTCTTCTGAACGTATCACTATCGAAAAAGACTTTAAGGATACATTCAACAAGCTAGAACAAACTAAAAAGTTTTTGGATGAAGAGAACAATATTTTCTCATCCATGAGTAAGATCAAAGGACTCCGTCAATCTATCGAGAAAAATATCAAGACTACAGAAAACGATATTTCTTTTTATGAGAACAATAAAACGTGCCCCACATGCACACAAGAAATTGTAGACAGTCATAGGTCAGAAATTATCTCAGAGAAACAAAGAAAACTGAAAGACTTCTCTGATGGGTTGTCTATGATACATGATAAAATTCTAAAGGTGGAAAGAAGTTATATGTTAGTATCTGAAAAGACTAAAGAACTACCAGAACTCGAATCTAATCTTTCGAATATGAAAACAGAACTTTCTCTTAACGATGAACGTATGAGTAATGCGAAGAAAAGAATCGAGAGATTGAATACTGAAGATGATGAAGTAGAAGTGGGCAATCTAAAGAACCTTAGAGGTGACTTGATGAATAGAGAAATGGAAAAGAAAAGAAACATGTCTACCATGCACGAACATTCTATCGTCTCTAGTCTCCTAAAGGATAGTGGTATTAAGTCTAAGATTATTAAACACTACTTACCGGTAATGAATAAGTTAATTAATAAGTACTTATCTTCTATGGACTTTTTCGCTCAGTTTCACCTTGATGAAAGTTTCAATGAAACCATCAAGAGTAGGCATCGAGATGAATTTAGTTATATGAGTTTCAGTGAGGGTGAGAAGATGCGTATAGATTTGGCTCTTCTTTTATCGTGGCGAGAAATTGCTAGATTGAAGAATAGTGCCAATACAAACCTCCTCATTTTAGATGAAGTATTTGATTCCTCTTTAGATTCTCTAGGAACTGATGAATTTATGAAACTACTTTACAGTTTAGGTCGAAAGGT